ATGGCGCAGATCGGCAAGGCGGCGACCCGCGATGCGCGCAGCGCGCGGCCGGGGGCGGCGCAGATGACGCAGTTTCTGGAAGCGCTGGCGGAGTCGTCGAACGTCGCGGCGTCGGCGCGCGCCGCAGGGGTAACGAGCAATGCAATGTACCGCGAGCGGCGCCGCAATGAAGCGTTTGCGGCGCGCTGGCACGAGGCGCTGTGCGAAGGGTTCGCGCGGCTGGAGGCCGAATTGCTGTCGGAAGCGCTGGTCGCACCGAGCGGCAATGTGAAGGAGGCGACGCTGAAATCGCGGGCGCAGAAATATCGGCTGGGGCTGGCCTTGCTGGCGGCGCACAGGGCGGCGGTGCGCGGGGCGAAATTGCCGGGTGGCGGCGCGCCGATGCGCGGGAGCGCGAAGGACCGGCTGCGCGCCAAGCTGGATGACATCCGCGCTAACGCCGCCGCCGAGCGCGGCGAACCGGGCGACGGTTTTTGAAGTGCCTGACCGACGTTCGCGACCTGCCGGACAAGGATTATGACGCCTGGTTCAAGCGGCTTCGCGATGACCGATATGAAAAGCTGCTGACCGACTGGTCGTGGTGGCGGCGCGCGGACCAGCAACCTCCTGCGGGCGAATGGCATGTGTGGATGCTGCTGGCCGGGCGCGGGTTCGGCAAGACGCGGACCGGCGCTGAATGGGTGCGCGCCTTTGCCGAAGCGACGCCGGGGGCGCGGATCGCGCTGGTCGCGGCGTCGCTGCACGAAGCGCGGCAGGTGATGGTCGAGGGGGAGAGCGGCTTGCTGGCGATCGCGCCCGACGCGCGGCGGCCCGATTATGAAAGCAGCCTGCGGCGGCTGACCTGGCCCAATGGCGCGGTCGCGACGCTTTATTCGGCGGCCGAGCCCGACAGTCTGCGCGGGCCGGAACATGAAGCGGCATGGTGCGATGAGATCGCCAAATGGCCGCAGGGCGAGGCGGCGTGGGACAATCTGATGCTGACGATGCGGATCGGCGCGCGGCCGCGGGTGGTCGCGACGACGACCCCGCGCGGGGTGCCGCTGGTGCGGCGGCTGATCAAGGAAAAGGGCGTCGCGGTAACGCGCGGGACGACGGCGAGCAACCGGCTGAACCTGTCGCCGCGCTGGATCGCGACGATGGGGGCGATTTACGGTGGGACGCGGCTGGGGCGGCAGGAACTGGACGGCGAATTGCTGGAGGATGTCGAAGGGGCGCTGTGGACTCGGGATTTGGTCGAGCGGTGCCGCGTCGATGCGGACGCGGTGGATAAGCCGGTGCGGGTGGTGATCGGGGTCGATCCACCGGCGTCGGCCAAAGGCGATGCTTGCGGGATTGTGGTGGCGGCGCTGCTGCGCGACGGCAAGCTGGCGGTGGTCGAGGATGCGAGCGTGGCGCGCCCGCCGCCGGGCGTGTGGGCGCAGGCGGTGGCCGCCGCGGCAGCGCGCTGGGGCGCCGAGCGGGTGGTGGCCGAGAGCAATATGGGCGGCGACATGGTCGCGGCGACGCTGGCGCAGGCCGACACGCGCCTGCCCGTGCGCGCGGTCCACGCTAGCGTCGGCAAGGCGCGGCGCGCGGAGCCGGTGGCGGTGGCCTATGAGCGCGGCGAAGTGGTGCATGCGGGGGCGTTTGCGGAGCTGGAGGACCAGCTGTGCGGGCTCCAGATCGGTGGCGGCTATGCGGGGCCGGGGCGCTCGCCGGACCGGGCGGATGCGTGTGTTTGGGCGCTGGCGGAATTGTTGGAGGGGGTGCGGATGGGGAAGGTTGTGGGGGTTCGGCGGGTTTGATTGACTCCGAGAACAAAAGAAATACAAATGTCTGATGTTAAGCGTCCAGCAATCCTTGTTGACTTAAATGGCAACAATCTTAGAATTGGTGCGGTCGGGCGCGTTATACAGACTCGATCCCGGCTTGGGTCCAAGAGAGATGGAGGTAAGGCGGATTTTCCTTCTGCCTCGTGCTCGCGACTGGATGGCCAAAGAGCTTTTGGAGGCTGGATCGAGTTGGAATATCGAAGAGGATCCCGTCCAGCAACTTGACGCGCTGGTCTATGAGTTTTGTGTCGGCGAGCCACTGGCGATAGAACAGCGCTTTAAGGCGCTGCGCCCCGTCGGGAATGGCGTCTGGGAACTCAAAACGGCAGATTTGCGCTTGTTTGGATGGTTTGTGCAAAAGGACTGCTTCATTATCTGTGATTGTGACACCACATCGCGAGTAAAGCAGTTTCACCTGTATTCCGGTTACCGCGATCAGGCGGTGAGATTTAGAGAGAGGCTCGATCTGGACGAGCCGAAATTTGTTTCTGGAGATGATCCTGATGACGTCGTTTCAGATTGCTATCAGCCCTAGCAAGCGGGCAGCTGGGCGCTTTATTTCGAAGGTTCGGCGAGCATTGCAGCGGGCGTTGGTCGAAGAGCAGGCGATTTCCGGCATCAATCAGTCGGCGGTTGCCGAAGCGATCGGCGTTCATCGATCGGTCGTCAGCCGCGAGTTGAATGGCCGACAGGATATAACTCTGGGTCGGATTGCCGAACTGGCATGGGCGATGGGGCGTGAAATCGACTTCCAACTTGTGAAACCTGAGCAGGAAACGGGGGCAAACGCACCGCTTGTGAAACCGGGAGCTCTTTCGACACGACGCGATACTTGTGTCGTGCCGCCCTCCATCCAAACGCGAACGGCCGAGTCCGCCATGGCCATCGCATGATTATCAGTCCCAAATTGCCGACCGGACATGTGGTTTTTTGTGACGATATTCGTGAAGAGATCGGTGGGAAACTGACCTATGTTGGTGTTTATAAGAACTCCCTACTTATCTCCGCTGTAGCCCCGGTAACTCTTCCGCAGCTGTGCGCGGCCATCAGCTTGCGTATCGGTCCTTCAGAAAAGCCGCTTACGGTCACTGTCCGCGTATTGCGATCAGACAGCGAAGAACCATTATGTGAGGTGAAGGCGGAGCTCGAACAACTCATAGCACCTTCCCAGAAATCGCCATTTAGTGACGATAATACGGTTCCATTTTTTGAGCTGTTTTTTCCAGTCAGAATGCCGAGCGTCGTGATAAAGCAAGATTGCGCGATCAAGGTGCGCGCGTATATTGGAGATGACGAAATAAGGCTTGGCGCCATTTTGGTGAGTTTTGCGGAGTTGACGAACGAGCAAGCTTCAAGTCCGGCCATCTGAATCTGACTCCCTAACAAAAAATGTCTCCGGCCAGCATTTGCTGGCCGTTTTCTTTTGGAGAAACATCATGAACTGGTTTGGCCGGAAGGCTGCGCAGGGGGCTGCGCGGCCTGCTTTGTCGCGGGTGTATGGGGCTTATGGAGTGATGGGCGCGGCGCCCGCGCCCTTGTCGTTCGAGGCGCAGGTGCGCGAGGGTTATTTGTCCAATGCGATCGTGCAGCGGGCGGTGCGGCTGGTGGCTGAGGCTGCCGGAAGCGCGCCGATCGTTGCGAGCGATCCGGCGCTGGGGGCGCTGGTGGCGGCGACGTCGGGCGGGCAGGGGCTGGTCGAGACGCTGGCGGCGCAGCTGCTGCTGCACGGCAATGGCTATGTGCAGATCTTGGCCGATGGCGCGGGCGCGCCTGCCGAGCTGTTTGCGCTGCGGCCCGAGCGGGTGACGGTCGAGGCCGACGCGCGCGGGTGGCCGGTCGCCTATCGCTACAAGGCGGGTGGGTCGGCGGTGGTGCTGCCCGCCGAGGATGGCGCGGGGCGGACGGCGGTGGTGCATGTGAAGGCGCTGCATCCGCTGGACGATCATTATGGCGCGGGGTGCCTGGGCGCTGCGGCGGGCGCGATCGCGGCGCATAATGCGGCGGCGAAGTGGAATGCGGCGCTGCTCGAGAATGCGGCGCGGCCTTCGGGGGCGCTGGTGCATGATCCGGGCGACAAGGGGATGCCTTTGTCGGCGGATCAGGTCGAGCGGCTGCGCGAGGAGCTGAGCGAGAGTTTTTCGGGGCATGCGAACGCGGGGCGGCCGTTGCTGCTGGAGGGTGGCCTCAAGTGGCAGGCGCTGTCGCTGTCGCCCGCCGAGATGGATTTCCTGGCGCTGAAGGAATCGAGCGCGCGCGAAATTGCGATGGCGTTCGGGGTGCCGCCGATGCTGCTCGGGCTGCCGGGGGACGCGACCTATGCCAATTATCGCGAGGCGAACCGGGCACTGTGGCGGCTGACGGTGTTGCCGCTCTGCGCGAAGATTATGGGAGCGGTGGCGCAGGGGCTGCGCGGGTGGTTCGACGGGGCGGAGTTGCGGGTCGACCTGGATCAGGTGCCGGCGCTGGCGGAGGACCGGATGGCGTTGTGGCACGAGGTGTCGGCGGCGGACTGGCTGAGCGCGGACGAGAAGAAGGCGTTGTTGGGGGTGGATTGAATAATATTCGCGCAGAGGGCGCAGAGAACGCAGAGATTGCGGCACTTTGCCGTGATGCTTCTCGATGAGTGACAGCTGAATAAGACTGGGCGGCTTTGCCGCCCTTCTTTCATTTCTCTGCGTGCTCTGCGCCCTCTGCGCGAATTTTTCCAACGCTACGGAGATCATGACATGGACGAGGAAGAAGCGCTGGCGCGGTTGATCGCGCTGGCGGGGACGAGTGCGCCCGATGCGGCCTTGCTGCGCGCGGTGGTCGAGGAGGCGAGCGAGCTGGGGGCGCGGCGGGCGCTGGCGCGGCTGGGGCTGGCCGATGCGGCGGCGCGCGACGACATGGCGGATTTGCGCCAGCTGCTGGGCGCGTGGCGCGATGCCAAGACGAGCGCGTGGAAGGCGGCGGTCGACTGGGCGGTGCGCGCGATGCTGGCGTTGCTGGTCGTGGGGCTGGCGGTGAAGCTGGGGCTGCCGGGGCTGTTGCGGTGAGGGTGCACGCGGTGCTGGATAGAGGTTCACACGGAGACGCGGAGGCGCGGAGGGAAGAAAGAGATTCGCGCAGAGGCGCAGAGAACGCAGAGGCGTTGGCGTGGAAATCGGCGGCGCAATCCGGTGTACACGTTGGGGAAATGAGGGCGGCTTTGCCGCCTTTTTCTTGCTCTCCGTCCTCTGCGTCTTGGCGCGAACAATCCGTCGTCCGCTTTGCTGGCTATGCCGCGGTGTTCGATCGGGTCGATCGTGGGGGCGATGTCGTGCGGGCGGGGGCGTTTGCGGCGAGTTTGCGGGAGCGACCGGCGGTGCCGCTGCTTTGGCAGCATCGGCCGGGGGCAGTGATCGGGACGATCGAGCGATTGGCGGAGGATGCGCGCGGGCTCCGGGTGGTGGCGCGGATCACGCATCCGACGGCGGCCGGGCTGGTCGCGCGCGGGGCGCTGACGGGGTTGAGCTTTGGCTATCGGGTGACGGCGGCGCGGGGCGCGCGCCCGCGCGAGTTGCTGGGGCTCGAGCTGGCCGAGGTGAGTTTGGTGGCGGTGCCGATGCAGCCGCTGGCGCGGGTGATTGGGGTGGAGGGCGGATCGGTCCTCCCTGCGCCGAAGGCGTGGGGAGGTGGCAGCGGCGCAAGCCGCTGACGGAGGGGCGATAACGCGTGGTCGCGGCCCCTCCACCATCCCCGCTTTCGCGGGGACGGTCCCCCTCCCCATGGCTTCGCCACAGGGAGGATTTTCTTGGAAGGAGTGACGGGTATGGACGTGGAAATGGAAGTGAAGGCGGATGCGTTGGACGGGGCGTTCGATGCGGTGCTGGCGGTGGAAGCCGTTGATGATCTGAAGGCGTCGGTCGCGGCGTTGAAGGCACAAGTTGACGCGCAGGCGGTCGTGGCAGCGCGGTTGCCGCTCGACGGGGCGAAGGCGGCCGATCCGGCGCGAGATGCCTTTGTCGAGCGCTATTTGCGGCGCGGGATCGATGTGGGCGTCGAGATGAAGAGCCTGTCGGGGGCGACGGGCGGCGAGGGCGGCTTTGCGGTGCCGCGCGAGATCGACGGCAGCATTGCCGAGACGCTGAAATCGCTGTCGCCGATCCGCGGCATCGCGACGGTCGTGCAGACGGGGACGAGCGGGTATCGCAAGCTGGTCGCGACGGGAGCGATGGGCGCGGGATGGGTCGGCGAGACGGCGGCGCGGCCCGAAACCGCGACGCGCGCCTTTGCCGAAATCGCGCCGCCGTCGGGCGAACTCTACGCCAATCCGGCGGCGAGCCAGGCGATGCTGGACGATGCGATGTTCAACGTCGAGGACTGGTTGGCCGACCAGCTGGGGCGCGAATTTGCGGTCGCCGAGGGCAGCGCGTTCGTGACCGGCAATGGGACGAACCGGCCCAAGGGGTTCCTGACCTATGCGACCACGAACGAAGTCGACAGCGTACGCGCGTTCGGGACATTGCAGCATCTGGCGACGGGGACGGCGGGCGCGTTTCCGGCGGCGAACCCGCAGGACAAGTTGGTCGAGCTGGTGCATGCGTTGAAGGCGCCGTACCGGCAGGGCGCGTGCTGGGTGATGAATTCGGACACGCTGGCGCGCATCCGCAAGTTCAAGACGACCGATGGCGCGTTCATCTGGCAGCCGGGGCTGGTCGAAGGGCAGGCGGCGACGTTGCTCGGCTATCCGGTGGTCGAGGCCGAGGACATGCCCGATGTGGCGGCGAACAGCCTGTCGATCGCGTTCGGCAATTTCCGCGCCGGTTACCTGATCGCCGACCGCGGCGAGACGCGCATCCTGCGCGATCCGTTCAGCAACAAGCCCTTTGTGCATTTCTATGCAACCAAAAGGGTCGGCGGTGCGATCATCGATTCGCAGGCCATCAAGCTGATGAAATTCGCCGCCAGCTGATCCGACGCTGGCGCGATGGGCGCCCGGTCCATGCTCCCTACCCCCTTTCGGGGCGGACCGGGCGCTGACTTTTCTTGATGGAGACATGGCGATGACGATGAGCCTGGTGCCGGGGGTGTCCCCGGTGAGCCTGACCGAGGCGCGCGGCTGGCTACGGCTGGGCGGTGCGAGCGACGATGCGGTGGTCGAGCCGCTGCTGCGTGCGGCGACGGGGATTTGCGAAGCCTTTGTCGGCCAGTGGCTGGTGCAGCGATCGGGCAGCGAGCTGGGGCCGGTGGTACAGGGCGCGGCGCGGCTGAGCGTGCGGCCGGTGGTCGCGGTCGACGAAGTACGGATGGTGGCGGCGGACGACAGCGAGACGGTGCTGGCAGTCGGCGATTATCGGCTGTCGCTGGCGGCGGATGGCGCGGGGCGGCTGATGATCGCGCCGCAGCATGGCGCGGCGCGGGTGCGCGTGACCTATCGCGCCGGGATGGCGGAGGTGGGGGCGGAGGTGCCCGAGGCGATCCGCCACGGCATCGTGCGGATGACGCAGCATCTGTACGAGGCGCGCGACGCGAAGGAGGTACCGCCGCCGCCCGCGGCGATCGCAGCGCTGTGGCAGCCGTGGCGAGCGCTGCGTCTGGGCAGCCGGCGATGAGCGGCGCCGAGCAGGCGGTGCGCGCGAAGGCGCTGGCGCTGCTGGCGGATGATGCCGAGCTGGCGGGGCTGGTGCATGGGGTTTTTGACGGCACGCCGGTGCGGGTAAACGCGCCCTATGTGTCCGTTGCCGGTACCGAGGGGGTCGATTGGGGGACCAAGGACCGGGCGGGACGCGAGGTGCGGTTGACGCTGGCGCTGGTCGGGGTCGGTGGCGCGGTTGACGATGTGGCCGCGGGACGGATCGAGGCAGTGGTGGCGGGGCTGCGCGGAGCGGCCGATGGCTGGTCGGTGGTCAGCGCGCGGGTGGTGCGGACGCGGTTTGCGTTCGTGCGTGACGGCGGGTGGCTGCACGAGCTGGTCGTGCGGTGCCGGTGTTTGGTGGGGTAAGCGGCGTTCTTGTCAGAGGGGCAATTGTCTAGGTGCGACCGGTTGCGGACGTACGTCATTTCCTCTCTCCCCTTGTGGGAGAGATACGAAGGCTTGGCAGCTTTGCTGCCTAGCCGCAGTTGAGAGGGGGTTTGCGCGTGCTGGCGTCCACTCCCCTCTCCAAGCTTCGCTAGCTCCTGACGGAGCAAGCTGCGCTATCCTCTCCCACAAGGGGAGAGGAGTTTGGGTCCGCTTCCCACCCCAAAGCCGACTTACGTCGGTGTTTGCGCTCCAGCGCGCGATCACTCGCCCGGCATCGTGTTGTTGGATTTATAGTCCTTGAACTTGTCGGTGAAGTTCGCGTGGTAATCCTCGATCTGCATATCGGCGTCTTCGGTCGCGACGGCGAGTGAATCGCCGCCCGAGCGGCCGAGCGCGATCACCGCCTTGCGGAACGCGTCGCGTTCGGTGCTGCAATTGGCCTTCAGCGCCATTTCATATTCGACTTCTTCGACCTTGGCCTCGAGCGCCTTTTTCATGTCGTCGCGCAGGCATTTGGTGAAGGCGGCGCGCGTCGTGTCGACCGCGGGCGACTGGATCATGGCGGCAAAAATCAATGACGTAATCAGCATCCTGCGACTCCCCGTTCCGCATGTTTTTCTGATGAGGAGATTAGACGATGGCAATTGAAAATGGGAGCGCTTTTCTGCTGAAGGTCGGTGATGGCGCCGCGCCGCCGACTTATGCGACGGTCGCGGGACTGCGCACGACCCAATTGTCGGTGAACGGCGAGGCGGTGAACGTCACGACCAAGGATTCTGGCGGCTGGCGCAGCCTGCTGTCGGGTGCCGGGGTGCGGTCGGCTTCGGTGAGCGCGGCGGGGATCTTTACCGGGTCGGCGGCGGAAGCGCGGGTGCGCGGCCATGCGCTGGCGGGGACGATCGACGATTATGAGCTGAGTTTCGAAAGTGGCGAGCGGCTGCGCGGGCGGTTCCTGGTGACGCGGCTGGACTATGCCGGCGATTACAACGGCGAGCGCAATTACACGCTGAACCTGGAATCGAGCGGCGCGGTGGTGAGCCTGTGAGTGCGGCGGCGAATGTCCTGCGCGGCGAAGCGGAGCTGCTGGTCGGCGAGCGGGCCTATGTGCTGCGCCCGAGTTTTGCGGCGCTGGTCGCGGCGGAGGACGAGTTGGGGCCGCTGTTCGCGCTGGTCGAACGGGCGGCGGACGGGCGGCTGGGGCTGGGTGAGCTGGCGTCGTTGTTCTGGCATTGCGTGCGCGACCGGCCCGAGGGGCTGACGCGCGAGGCGGTCGGCGAGGCGGTCGTGACGCAGGGGCTGGCGGCGGTGACCCCGGCGCTGCGCGTGCTGCTGGCGCAGATTTTGGCAGGGCGGTGAGCGAACGGGAGAATCCTCCCTGTGGCGAAGCCATGGGGAGGGGGACCGTCGCCATAGGCGATGGTGGAGGGGCAGCGACGTTGCGCCATAGCCCCTCCGTCAGCGCTTCGCGCTGCCACCTCCCCATCGCTGCGCGACAGGGAGGATCGATATGACGCAAACGCGCATGGGTGACGCTGCTGTTACCTTGATGGGCGTCATGGCGCGGGTCGCGGGGTGGTCGCCCGACATTTTCTGGAATGCGACGCCCGCCGATGTGCGGGCGGTGCTGGCGGGGTGGGTCGAGGCGGGCGGCGATGCCGGTTTCGACGGCGCGGCGCTGGCGGCACTGATGGAGCAATTTCCCGATGGACGAGATTGACGAGATGGTGGTGGCGGTGCGCGCCGACACCGGGGCGTTCCGGCGCGACATTGCGGCGCTGCGCGCCGAGCTGGGCGGCGAACTGGTCGGTGAGGCCGAGCGCGCCGGGCGCGCGATCGACCGGGCGCTGAGCCGCGCGATCGTGAACGGCAAGCTGGGGTTCGAGGATTTGAAGCGGCTGGCGCTGTCGGTGATGGCCGACATCGCGCGCGCGGCGCTGACGAACGGCATTGGCGCGGCGACCGGCGGCCAGGGCGTTGGCGGCGGGTTGCTGTCGCTGGGGCAGAGCCTGCTGCTCGGGCTGTTCGGGGCGCCGGGGCGGGCGACCGGCGGCCCGGTGAGCGCGGGGCGCGCGTACCGGGTGGGCGAGCGCGGGCCCGAGCTGTTCGTGCCGACCGCGAGCGGGCGGGTCGAGGCGGCGGGCGGCGCAGCGCGCAATATCGCGATCACGGTGAATGTGCGGGGTGAGGTCGGGGGCGAGCCGCAGCGGCTGGCGCAGACCGGGCGGCAGCTGGCGCGCGCGGTGCGGCGGGCGGTGGCGATGGGTGAGGATTAGGGGGTTCAACCGGATGGGGTTGATCATCGCCGTAGCCCTGAGCCTGTCGAAGGGCGCTTAGCCGAATAGCGCCCTTCGACAGGCTCAGGGCTACGGTCAATTTCAACGGAAAGGCTCTGACATGGGCTGGGCATTGGTGGCGGCGGGCGAGCCGCATCATCGCAAGGGGTGGGTCAAGCGGTTCGATCCGCGGTATTGGACGGTCGATTTTGCGCGGCCGATGATGGCGAGCGTGACCAATCCGGCGGCGCGGGCGCTGCGCGTCGAGGCGGTGTTTTACCGCAAGCAGGATCTGGCGGGGCTGATCTGGGAGAGCGCGGATCGCTGGGATCACCCTCTGCTTGCCTATGAGACGAAGCGCGACTTTCGGCGCACGCAGCTCAAGTTCCGGTGGCGATCGGGCGGGGTCAAGCCGCTCGATGCGCTGCACGGGCCGACGCTGACGATCGAGGGGCGTGATGCGGCGGGGAGCCCGCGTGCCTGGTATGTGCGCCTGTGGAATTATGCGGTCGGCAGCGGCGAGGATGCGGTCGTCACGCTGGATTTCGATGCGCTGGACGGCGGGTTCCTGCTGCCCGGCGAGGCCGATCCGGTGTGGGCGGGCGACGTCGACCGGATGTTCATCTCGCTGGTGCCGCCGACTTACGACGGCGGCGAGGGTGCGCTGACGGCGCCGGTCGAGGGCTGGGCCGAGATGACCGACATTATCTGTTCCGGGTCGGGATCGGTGCTCGCGATCGGCGATGCGGTGCTGCCCGAAACGGCGCTCGGCATGACCAACGGCTATGACGATTGTTATCATCTGACCCCGGCGCGGGTGGTGCGGCAGATCGTGCAACTGGGCTATCGCGGCGACGTCGTCCATTATGTCGGGATGAGCCATTATATGCGGCTTGAGGCGCTGGGCGGCGGCTTTTACATCAGCCTGGCGGGCGGGGTGCTCAACCGGCCGACGAGCGAGTGGCACCGCGCGCTGGCGGCGGCGTGCGCCGCCGTCGGACTGGGGCTGATCTGGTCGCTGTCCTATGAAGTGTTCGACGCCTATTGCTGGAACGACTGGAAGCAGCGCGGGGCCGACGGCGCGCCCGCGCTGACCGGCTGGGTGCCACCATCGACCTTGTTGTCGCCCGCCAATGCGGCGGCGATGGGATATTTGCAGCTGGTCGCGCGCGCGTTCGTCGCGATCGGGCGCGACGCGGGGCTGGCGCCGAAATTTCAGGTTGGCGAGCCATGGTGGTGGGTCAACCCGGGCGGCAAGCTGTGCGGTTATGATGGCGCGACGAATGCGGCGCTGGGCGGGGCGAGCGTGGCGATTGCCGATGTGCGCGGAGCGCTCGATGCGGCGCAGCGCGCGATGCTCGATGCCTTGGGGGCACTGCTCGCGACCTCGACCGCAGCGCTGGTCGCGGCGGCGCGGCATGAAGCAGGGGCGGCGGGGCTGGAATCGCTGCTGCTGGTGTTCCTGCCGACGGTGCTCGATCCGGCGGCGCCCGAATTGCGGCGGGCGAATGTGCCGCTGGGATGGGCCCGGCCCGCCTTCGATGTCTTGCAACTGGAAGATTATGACTGGGTGACCGCGGAGCGCGGCGCCGAGACAGTGCCGGCACGCGCGGCGATGGTGCAGCGGCTCGGCTATCCGGTTCACGAACAACATTATTTTTCGGGCTTTGTGCTGAACGCGGAGGACCGCCGCCAGTGGCGGGCGATCGCCGATGCCGCAGATGCGGCGCGGCGCGCGGGAGTGGCGCGGACATTTGTGTGGGCGCTGCCGCAGGTCGCGCGCGACGGTTTTGTGGCTTTTGACGGGGAGGATGACGTGCAGGCTTTCGATGCGGTGGATTTCCCGCTGGCGATCGGGCGCGAGGCGATGGTCGCGACCGAATTTTCGACCCAGATCGTGAGCTCGCCGTCGGGGCATGAGCAGCGCGCGAGCGAATGGGCCGAGGCGCGGATGCGGTACGATGCGGGGCCGGGGATAAGGTCCGAGGCCGATGTGCGGACGCTCGCCGATTTCTTTCGGGCGCGGCGCGGGGCGGCGCGGGCGTTTCGTTTCCGCGATCCCTTCGACCCGAGTTCGGCGGCGGACGGCGGATTACCGACCGCGGGTGATCAGTTGCTGGGCGTCGGCGACGGGGTGCGGCGGCAGTTCGCGCTGGTGAAGCGGTACGGCGCTGGGGATGCGGAGCAGGTGCGCGCGATCCGCCTGCCGGTGGCGGGCAGCGTGCGGGTGTCGGTCGACGGGCTGGAGACGGCGGCGTTTGTCGTGACCGGCGACGGCGAGGTGTTGCTCGATGCGGTTCCTGCCGCCGGGGTGGCGGTGCGCGCGGGATTTCGCTTCGACGTGCCGGTGCGCTTTGCCGAGGATCGGCTGGAGGCGAGCCGCGCGACCTTTTTGGCGGGCGAGATCGCCAGCGTGCCGCTGGTCGAGGTGCGGGCGCCGTGGTGATGGCCGCAGTTGGTCGTTTTTCACCGTAGCCCTGAGCCTGTCGAAGGGCGCCTATCCGATAAGCGCCCTTCGACAGGCTCAGGGCTACGGTTTTTGTGTGAGGCGAAGCAGGATGATGACTGAAAGTCTGAGCGCGGCGCCCGATTGGCTGCGCGAAGAGGTGGTCACGCTGGCGTGGTGCTGGCGGCTGGCGCGGCGCGACGGGGTGGTGATCGGGCTGACCTCGCACGACCGCGACCTGATGGTCGGCGGGCTGCTCTATCGCGCCGCGCCGGGGATGAAGCCGTCGGCGCTGGAGACAAGCGACAGCCTGGAGGCGGCGACGATGGATCTGGAGGGGGCGATCGCGAGCGATGCGATCGCGGCGCGCGACCTGGACGCGGGGCGCTGGGACGGTGCGGAGCTGGAGCTGTTCGTGACCGACTGGACTGACCCGGAAGTGGCGCCGGTGACGGTCGCGCGCGGATCGCTGGGGGCGATCGAGCGGCGCGGCGCGGCGTTCGCGGCGGAATTGCAGGGGGTGACGCGGCTGCTCGACCGGCCGGTGTGTCCGGCGACGTCGCCGTCGTGCCGCGCGATGCTCGGCGACCGGGCGTGCCGGGTCGACCTGGCGCCGTTGACGCACGTTCGGCGGGTGGTGGCGGTCGATGGGCGCGCGGTGACGCTCGACAGCGCGGCGCCGAACATGGCGTTCGGCGAGCTGTTGTGGATCGAGGGCGCGAATTGCGGGCTGGGGAGCCCGGTGATTGCGGTTGAGGGCGCGACGTTGCAGCTGGCCGAGGGGCCGGTGTTTGCGGTGGCGGAGCCGGTGCGGGTGCGGCTGACCGAGGGCTGCGACAAGCAGCTCGCGACGTGCCGCGAGCGGTTTGGCAATGCGATCAACTTTCGCGGCGAGGCGCATCTGCCGGGCAATGATCTGCTCACCCGTTATCCCGGTGGGTGATCGGTCGCGACAGGATGTGGGGCAGCGCGCCTTCGTCCGCGCCCGGCGGCTGGTCGGGGCGCGGTTCCGGCCGCAGGGCTATGATCCCGCGACGGGGCTCGACTGCGTCGGGCTGGTGTGGGCGGCCTATGCCGCGGCGGGGCGGCGGCTGGTCCGTCCGATGGACTATCCGCTGCGTGGCTGGTCGGAGCAACGGATCGCCGAGGCGCTGACGCGCGCCGGCTTTGTTCCGACGGACGGCGCGCAGCAGAGCGGCGATGTGGCGCTGGTGGCGCTCGCGGCGGGGCAATTTCATCTCGCGCTGATGGGCCCGGATCGGTGCGTCCACGCCCATGCCGGGCTGCGGCGGGTCGTCGAGACGCCGCTCGACGCCATGGTGATGGCGGCGCCGCGCTGGCGGCTGGCACGGAAGGATTGAGCGATGGCGACTTTGGTGCTGACGGTGGTTGGCGGGATCGTTGGCGGGCCGGTCGGGGCAGCGATCGGGGCAGCGCTGGGGCAGCAGGTCGATGCGGCGGTGTTCAAGCCCAAGGGGCGCGAGGGGCCGCGGCTGGCCGACCTCAAGGTGCAGGCGTCGACCTATGGCCAGCAGATCCCGCAATTGTTCGGGACGATGCGCGTTGCGGGCAGCGTAATCTGGGCGACCGACCTGATCGAGCGCCGCACCAAGAGCGGCGGCGGCAAGGGGCGGCCGTCGGTGACCGAATATAGCTATGCGGTGTCGCTGGCGGTGGCGCTGTCGTCGCGGCCGATCCGCGCGATCCGGCGAATCTGGGCCGACGGCAACCTGCTGCGCGGGACGAGCGGGAGCTTTCAGGAGCGCTGTATCTTCCGCTGGCATGATGGCGGCGAGGATCAGGCGGTCGACCCGCTGATCGCGTCGGCGGTCGGGCCGGGGTCGGCGAGCGCGTTTCGCGGGCTGGCCTATGCGGTGTTCGAGGAGCTGGAGCTCGGCGCGTTTGGCAACCGCATCCCGTCGCTGACCTTCGAGGTCGAGGCCGATGCGGCGAGCGTCGATGCCGGGATGATCGGCAACGCGCTGCTTGGCGAGGCCGGGCGCTGCGCGGGCGAATGGCCGTTTGCAGGCTATGCGGCGTCGGGTGACCGGGCGCGCGATGCGCTGGCGCCCTTGTTCGAGGTTGACGGCGTGCGGCTGGCGAGCGGTTCGGATGGGTGGCGGCTGGTCCCCGCGACGCGGGCCGGGGCGCCGCTAGCACTGGGTGGTTTTCGCGAGGCGCGGCGCAGCGAGGTGGAACGCGATGCGATCGAGCGGCAACGCGCGCCGCTGGCGGCGTTGCCGGGGTCGATCCGGCTACGCCATTATGAGCCCGAGCGCGACTATCAGCTGGGTCAGCAGGGCAGCGCGGTGGCGGGCGGCGGGGTACGCGAGGAGCGGATCGACCTGCCCGCGGTGCTCCCGGCATCGTCGGCGCGGGCGCTGGCGCAGCGACTGGCCGCGGCGGCGGCCGACGGGCGCGAGACGTTGGTCTGGCAGGGCGATCTGGCGGCGCTGGCGCTGCCGGTCGGGCGGATCGTCGAGCTCGCTGATGGCAGCGCGTGGCGGCTGGCGGGGCGCAATGTGCGGGCAAACGAGATCAGGCTTGAGCTCAAGCGATACCAGCCCGTGCCGGTTGCCGAGCTTCCCGCCGCGCCGGGGGCGCCGGTGCGCCCACCCGACTGGCCCGATGCGACCGGAACCGTGCAGCTGTTCGACCTGCCCAATTTGGGGAGCCCGGGCGCTGGGGCGGCGCGGATCCTGATCGCCGCGGCGGGGAGCAACGATGGCTGGCGCGGCGCCGATTGCTGGTTCGTCGCTGCGGTCGATGCCGAACCGGTGGCCATCGGCACGGTGCGGCCGGCGGCGGCGCTGGGACATCTGACCGAGCCGCTGGCGCCGGGCAGTGAATATCTGATCGATTGCGTCCATGCGGCGCTGGTGACGCTGGTCAATCCGTCGATGACATTGGAATCGGTCGACGACGCCGCGCTGCTGGGCGGCGCCAACCGGGCGATGCTGGGCGCGGAAATGGTGCAATTCGGGACGGCGGAACCCGTGGGGGCGGGTGTCTGGCGGTTGTCGCGGCTGCTGCGCGGGCGGGCGGGAACCCGCTGCGCGGAGGTGCATGCGGTCGCGACGCCATTCGTGCTGCTTGACGATAGCGCGCCGATGCTGCTGCCCGAGGCGCTGGCGCATGTCGCCGAAAGCGGCGCTGCGCGGTTGCAGTGGGCACCGCGCGGGGGGACGGCGATGGCCGAGGTGGCCATCGCCGCCGCGGGTGCCGCGCTGGTACCGCTGGCGCCCATTCACGGGCGGATGACGCCCGACGGCACGGGGGGCGTGTTGCTTGGCTGGCGGCGGCGCAGCCGCGTCGACACCGGCTGGCGCGACCATGTCGACCTGCCGGTCGGGGAGGGGCGGGAGGCGTGGCGCATCAGCTTGTCGCCGCCGGTCGCCGGGATCGGGCCATGGGAGCGTGCGACGCCCGATCTGCATATCGGGGCGGACGTCCTCGCCGCTTTTCCGCCGGGAACGAGCGTCGCGATCCGCCAGGTTGGCGACTTCGCGCCGTCGCCGCCCATGTTGTTGCCGGTGACATAG